ACCATCACCTGGTTTGGTAATGAATACTATACCTTTATCGGTTAGTTTTTTAATATCAAATGGATTTTGTTTTACAAGATCAAAATTTTTAGTATCATCATAAAGACCTTCTTGTAAGCTATCAGTCCAATTTCTAAACGTCATTGTACCTTTTAAGTTAGCTTCGGCCTCAATATCATTTAAAGCATCGTCCTCTTGGGTATTAGTTGTAGTAATATTACCTAATCTACCCTCTAAGTTTTGAATATGATGAATCATTTCATGTGCGTAAGATCGCACAATATCTTTGGGATGACGACCTTCCGTATATAAGACAATGGTTTGTGTGTTAGGATCGTAATATGCTGTTTTACCAAAGAAATCTTTTGCATTTTCAGTATCACCATTAACAAATTCTACTGCGGGGAGAGGATCAATATTGTATCCTTTTTCGCGCATGTAGTTTGTTAATTCAGCGCATTTTTCTATAATGTCGATACCCTTAGAATAAGTAGCATTTTCATTTAGTTTAGGTAAAATAATTCTTGTTTCTTTTCTAGCATGTTCTACCTTTATACCAGGAATTTCTCTTTTAAAGAATTTAATGTTTAATTTATCTCTCTGGCTATCAGCTTTAGTGTTATTTTTACCTTTAGTAGCTTCCCATTTTACAACTTCAAGATTAGGGTTGCTTATATAATACTCCTTAATAATTTCAGTTACTGTAGATATGATTTTTAAAGGTTCACCATCATTAGTAGGTTTAACCCAAGATTTTTGACCTTCTTTAACAGCACCATATTCAATTTTTACTTCAGTTTTAGGTTTTCTAACTAAATCTACTAAATATTCAGTGCCCTGATTCGTTGTAAAAGTATATCGTGTAGTATTAGATTCATTTTCAGCGAATAAAACCTTAAATTCATAGGGTTCTAATCTTTCATTTAAAAATGCTGATGGGATAACTAAACCATGCAGTTTGATTGCTTTTAAAAGGATTAAAACTAAGGAACCTGCTGGTAGTGCAAATATTGCAGTACCCAATACTGCTTTTATAGCATCCTTTAATTGTAGTTTGATAAATACCTTATCATCATCTGTTAAATCAATTTCACCTTTAGCTGCTTTAACCAACATTATAAGTGCTTTTTTAGCATCTCCACCTTGTTGTTTAACTTTAGCTACTAAATCTTTAAATTTAGATTTAATTTCAGAAGCAGAAGGAATAGAAATTTCCTGGATAGCAGGTTTTAAAATTGTATAAATTTCATCTTTTTCTTCATCAGATAACATATCTGGGAGGAATGAATAAAATTTTTCAGGTTGGTTGGTTTTTAAGGCGCGACGAGCATTAGTACCACTTATGTTAGGGTCTGCGGTAATGAAGGTTTTTACTTCAATATTTGAATATTTACCTTCACTTGAGGTTCTAGATTGAATATCTTTTTGATCATCTTCTCTACCTTCTCTACCCCCAATTAAATAATATACAGTTTTATCAGGATTAGCATCGGCATATTTGTAAACATCTTTTACAGGACTGCCCGTTAAAGAAGGTAAAATTTCTACCTTCATTGGAAGATATTTTTTATAAATTTCCCAAACTAAAATAGATTCTTCCTGATCGATACCATCTCGGGATTTACTTCCAACATAAATTATAACTTTATCCATTTCAGGATAATCATCTAAAGCTGTTTGGAGGACTTGGAGATGGCCTTTAATAGGTGGTTTAAAACCACCACCAAAGATACCTACTATTTCTTTTTTATCCTCATTAAGGATAGAATCAACTAAAAATTTTGTTAATTGGTTCATGAACGTAAAAATTGCTCTATTCTACTTTGTGCTTCCTCTTTAGACATTGTGTATTTAAGAACATTAGATATAAACTTATCATCTAACATAGCTTGAATTTCAGCTCGTTCTTTTTCTTTTCTTTCTTGAGATTTTTTAAGTTGAGCTGGTGTCTTTTCTTTAGTATTTGTTGGTTTAAAAGGATCTAAATATGTTTTAACAATTTTTTCAACATTTCCGATTTTATTACCTTCTAATGTATTAGCTACAGCTACAAAATTATTACCAAATAAATTAGCATACTTTGGTAAATTATCAGTTACACCTTTCCAAGTACGCATTACAATAGCTGGAGCTAAACTTCTATCTTCACCTTTTGATTTTTCAAATCTGGCTTGGTTTTGTCTTAAAGAACGTTCTAGATCTGTGTATACGTAAAGCATCATTACATTATACCCTGCTTCCTCTAATTCTTGTTTTAATTCGGCAGTTTTATTATATGAAGCGGCAGTACCATCTAAAATAAAAGACTGTTTACCATCAATAGTAGATTGCAAATCACCTTTAAATTCTTTATTAGCTGCAGCCATTGCTTTAGCTGCTTCGCTCCTTTCTTCAGGAGTAGCATTTTTAAGGTCTAAAGATACGTTTGCTTTTTTTAATAAACTGATGTAAATATTGTCTACATTTAATATTTTTAGTCCACCTAAGTCTAAACCTTTTAAGACATATCCCTTACCGGCACCAGGGGCACCAGCAAGGATAATAGCTTTAGGTCCATCTTTAACCTCGTTTAGTAATTGTACTAATGAAATCATTTAACGCGCGTTTTGTAATAAATATTACAGTTTTCGTTTTGCTTGCGTTCTAAATTCAGTAAATACTGGTTTGTGTTTTGGATTCTCTAGGTCAAATAATTTTTTAACTGTTTTAAAAATATCAAGGTTTTCTTCTTGTGTACGAGATGATTCATACATTTCCCATCCTTTACCTTGCATTTTACCGGTTGCAGCTTTTCTTTTATTTGATTTTAACCACAGAATACCATAACGATTAGCTTCTTTACCATAACATTCTTTATACATTTGACCATAAACCGCAGTTTGCAGATCATATGTAGTTTGGAGATGGTTAGAAGTTTTCAAATCTACAATCCATAATTCACCATCAATTTCAAGAACTAAATCACAAGTACCTGCTACTTTCAATTCATCTGAGAATAGGTGTACTTCTGTTTCGATTAATGTTGGATTATATTCTTCCCAAAAATCTACAAAACGTAGGAACATCTGCCATACATCTGGATGGTACATAGGTTTACCATGAGGTCCTAAGAAATTTAATTCTTCACCTAATAAATAAGCTTCACACATTTCATGTACTTCAGTACCTTGTTCAGCTGCTTTTTTAACAATGTACTCTGAAGAGTATCCTACTTTTTTAAGCCAGTCCTCAAAAAACTTACCTTTAGGATAAGTTCCTAAAACATAAGTTACAGATGGATAATACTGTCCGTTACGTCTATAGTAACGAGAATCTGGCATTGTAATTTGTTGGGCGTCTTCTGAAATCTCTAAGATTCGGTTGTAAGAACGCTTTACATTTCTTTTACTCATAAAAGTTGTAGTTTCCTTTGCATTAAACCATATTGATCAATAGGAAACGTTTTTTGAATTAGTTTTGTGAAATTTTCAAATCCCATTTCACTTGGGTCTTTCCCATCTAAGTCCATAAAATAGACTTCTTTACCTTGATTCATAAAATATTCAGCAAACTTAAGAGCTTGCTTTTGAGCGTCTGTATCTAAAGCTATATAGATTTTTTCAACTTTAGAAGCGACGATTTTTTTCATTAAATTTTGTTGTATATTTTTGCCTAAAAGCGGGATAGCATTCCTTTTAATGGCTATGGCGTCAAATGGTCCTTCGCACAATATAAGCGGTATATCCCAATTTATAAACAAACCAAATGGTATGATATCACGTGATGCTTCAGGATTACGATACTTTACATAAGGATCCTTTTCAAATGAACGTCCTGTAAAATAATTTAATTGTCCTGATTCACTGTAAGAAGGGATAATAACCATATTAGCATATCTTCCAGATTCACAGTAGCCAATATTGTATTTTTCAATATCGTCTTTTGTAATACCTCTAGCTTTTAAGTACGCAAATGCATGGCGAGCAATGATATCGCTAGAACCCAATATGGGTTTATATTCATCTGGGAGCTTAAGATCAGTAGATTTATTAACTTGCTTAATTTCAACTTCATCTCCTATTAATTTTTTTAATTCTTCAAATTTATCACTAGATGCATTAATCTTTTTAAATAATGAAGAAATACGGCTACCCTTTTTATTACACACCCAACAATGCCAGGGATTATATCCTTTTTTATTCTGGGAGAAGTTGATTTCTAGTTTAGGTTTATGGTGGTTACAATAAGGGCAGTGATAAGCTTTATTGCCTCTCGCTGTTCTTTTCCCTGCACCTAAAACAGAATCAACTAAATTTACAAGTAGTTCATTTACCATATAACCATTAATGTACGTAACTCAGATTGCTAAGCAAAGTCTGAGGTAAAAAACTTTCCAAGAATGTTATCATTAAAGAATTCTTCGGGTTTTTCTAATACTTGGTATACAAATAGGTATTTTGTTTCTAGGTAAGTTAAGATTTTTTTACTAGGAGACAAAGCTATAATATGTCTTTCGAAATTTTCTATTGGTTCGTTTTTAATTAATTCAAGCAATGCTTTATTAGAGCCATAGTAGCTTTTCCAATCAGATTCTTTTTGAATTACTTTATATGTAGGTTTTCTACCAGGTTGGCCCTCATATAAAGCTAAATCTTTTTTAGTTAATTTTGTTTTGCGTTGGTGGAAGAGTACTTTTTTACCTATATAAGATTTTTGGCTTGGGATGTGAGTTACTTTATACACAAACCCAAAAGTACCTTCAGGGAAGGAAGAGAGTTCTTCCATAATATCACCTTTATAAGTCCATTTCATAATATCTTAATTTAAGTATCAAACCCTACTACGATTGTAGTATCTGTATATTGGGAAATTGGGATTGGATTTGATAATTTTCCTACTGCCAATAATTCATTATTTTCGTTATATAATCCTACAGCAGTAATGTAGGGTGAGAAATATGATCCTGTTACAAAATCATAGTATACATCATCTAAACTTCCAGATAATAAAGTTGGGTTTAGAGAGTATTGGAATTCATTTTCATTTATAGTACATCTATATTGATTTTCATAAATTCTAATAGATGAAGAAAAACTAATTTGTAAATTATCTAGATTAGTTAGAGAAGCACTCATTTCTGATCCCAAAGCAGCCATTGAACTTGTTGTAAATACTGCTATACCATGAGAATAGAAAATTTGACCTACTACTTGACCAACATTACCTCCTTCATCACCATAAACTGCAGAACCATAAGTTCCAGTTCCATACCCAGATGAACCTGTTACTGAAATTATAGTTAGATTTCCCTCACCGTCATCTGTAACTTTAAATCCTAAACCTCCTGAAGAAGTATAAACGGTTTCAAATGTGTAAGGCACAATATTTTCTCCAAAAAGTTTACCTGGGATAGAGATAACAGATAAATCACCTTCATCTCCTATACCTGTTGGGAAATGTCTAGATTGAGTTGTAGATGATTGAAGATAATTTTCAAATCTAGGGGTATTAATTTGTCCCACAAATCTATCATCTTCACGTGTGACTCCGGGTACAATACTTTCAGTAACAGCTAGATCACCTTTACTTGAAGTAAGATAATTAGTATAATATAACTGTTTTATACTGTTATATACTCCTGTGGTATTTTGTATGTTAACAAATCCCGTAGGAGTTGATGATGAAGAAATGAATGTGGTTGTATCTGAGTTTTGGCCCGAGTAAACTTCAATTCCAACATTTGAGGCAGTCATTGCCGTGCCTACATAAGAAAATCCTTTGTTAGCATCAAATGGTGTTATAGTAACATCCTTCGTTGTAAATTGTTTGAATGCACTCATTCATTTTAAAAGTCTAGTTTTACTCTTACGAGTAACTCTTTTGTAAAGTCTTTAAGTAACGGTCTAGATAATTTAGCTACAGCTAATAGTTCATTATTATCATTATATAAACCTACAGTTGTAATATACGTTTTAGGATCGTCAATAAACGAGTCAAATAATACTTCACCTGTTGAACCTGAAATAAATGCGGGGTTTTCTGAGTAATTAAATTCACTGTTTCTTGCTCTAACAAAAATATAATCTGAAGATAATGTTTCTTTAGAATTTAAAGTAAACCCATTACTACTATTTAAGGCATTGAAAAGTTTACCTTGATTATATGAACCTGAATCAAATCCTCTTGAAGTACCTAAATCAATACCACCATTAGTACCAATAGAATTACCATCTAATGCTTCACCATTTAATAATAATAAACCTACATCAGGTAAGAACCAACCATATGATCCTGAACCTGGAGTCCACCCTACATTAGAAAGTGAAGTATTAATAGTACCAGCTGAACCTGATACTAAGTTGTATCTTCTACCAGCATCTGTAAATACTGCGGCACTATTTAATGAACTATCGTCAGTTAATGATAATTCACCTCCAGAACCCGAAAGGGAAAGAGTCATTGTACCAGGAAGAAGAGATTCTTTAAATCTAGTTCTTTCTACGTTAATTACATAGAAATAAGATGAAGTTTGGTTTCCAAAAATAAAACTTGCATTTTCATCACCTAGTACTAAAGTACGGTATTGACCATAATTTGTTCTTGTAGGAGAAGAACCAGTTACAAGGGCATTATAAAAGGTACTACCACTACCATCAACATCACAATATGCTAAATCAAATTGTACAGCTGCTGTGACATCTGTAGAAGAAGTTTGATACACAGAATAGTAAAATTCTCCATTACTACCTGCGATTTGGATAGAAGAAGTGTAGAATGAAGTTAATGTTGGAGTATTATTGCTCCATGCTGCAGCAGTTACCGCATCATTACTTATTACTAAATCTTCTGAATCGAATCTTTTAAATCCCATGCTTATATTTTTTTATTATGTAGTCGTTTTATTAACAATAACAGGTACTTGAATTCTTGCTCCACTATCTCTACCTACTACATTTAATGTAGCATAAAGTGAGGTTTGTGATCCAAACAACGTATTAACACCAGTTGCTCTTAATGATAATGTAGTACCAATTACTGTTTTAGAAGTATTTGTACCATTTGTAATTGTAACATCTGCAGTGTTTAGAGCTTGAGCTTGAGGGGTATCAATACCTGTTGCTGTAAATGAGTTCATTAATCTAACATCTGATAAAGTAAATGTATAACCTGATGGTTCAGAGGTTCTATTATTATCTAAATAGTTTAGAGTTTGAGGGGTAATCTGAGTAGCAGCAGTTTGTTTAAGTACAATACTTTCTAAACC